AGGCTATGGACATTCCGGTCACGGACCGTGCTTCTGCTGATGAGTATCTTAAGACTAGGAAAGAAGAATACGGAAGAGCGGTTAGGGATTTCTACAAAAAGAAGAAGCCATGAAATACTTAGACAAGTTAGAAGAAGGTGCTGCTAAAAAAGCAAACACGGGCTATCAACAGATCGGACATATCTTAGCTGAGGTGATTTCTCCTAAGGTATTAGCGAATAATAAAACTGTGAAGCGGCGCTTGGATCGACGAGAGGCTGTGGATAAGGCTCGTGCAAAGAAAACTTCAAAAGACCCTCTTGATCCTCGCGGTCAAAATTCTAGAAGGGGAGTAAGGACTAGTAACAAGAAGATGCATGATCAGATTCATGCTGCCGACGTTACAAGATCTGATTCTTATAGGAAAGAATTTCCTAATAAGTAGGACAAAGAATAAGGAGACTTAATTATGACTGAAAGAAATGAATATGTAGATGCTCTTAAGAGCGAGTTCGATGCCTACTCTGAGAAAGTAACAGAGATCTTTGATGCATACCAAGAAGGGCTTATTCCGCCGCCCGGACCAATTATTCCGCGCCCTGTTCTTCCAGCGAACTTTAGAGTCCAAGGTAGAGGTCGGACGGTATCCCTTAGTTGGAGTATGCCGCTACCCCGTGAAACGCCTGGAGTACAAGTTCAGAGGAGAGCGGAAGATCCTGAGATAAGTAATTGGAAAAGTCTAACCAAAGAAGCTATTGATGGTTGGTCGGATATAATCTCTGAAGATTACGCTGATGCTGAATCTGTTTGGATTTATCGGATTCGTGGTTATGGCTACAATGCTGATGGTGAAGCTCATGCATCTGCTTGGAGTGAAGAGGTATCTTATGTAATTGAGATTGATCCTCCTGTACCTCCTCCTAGCTTTGATTTTATAGCTCTGAACTGTGCTGAAAATTCGGCGGCGCAAAACAAGTTAGTAGCTCTACCTGCCATGAGAGCCGAGAGGGCTCCTCGGACTTCTGTTGGAGCTATTGGTGATGTAAAACGAGGTGACTGGACGCAAGGTGATCTACTCAAAGAGAACTTGGAGTCTGTTGTTCCTAAGGGATACACTCAATGGTCCTCTAACCTGCATCAGAACTATCCGACGCCTCGTCCAGGAAAATATACCTGGAAGAACATCGGAGTGTCTCCTGAGCTTCTACCGGAGCTTGCACGGCAACTCAAGTGGGGCACGCGCGAGTACAACTCTAGCCTCCGCGAGTTTATTGCCTGTGATTTCACGGACATCCCGCGCGAGCATGGTTTTTATGTGTCGAACTACGGCAGTACGCTTATAGACAGTTGCTCGTTCTTGCGCTGCGGCTCACAAGGCGCACAGTGGGCTCACCGTGAGAGAGCTTATCAGCAGTATGACCCAGATTGCCTACCTTACTCTGCGAAGCCGTCACACGTTATTAGAGACAGCCATTTTGTGGACAACGCTTACAAGGGCGACAGACCTAGCTTCAACGCTACGTTCTTCCACCCAGGGTGCAGCGAGTTCCCAGGTGAGCTTCTAGTCGAGAACTGCTCCTTTGTCTGTGACTGGCCTGAGGCTCGCTCTGACGGTAAGAAGTCTACGGGTGCTCTTGTGGTTACGCCTACGGGCGAGAACGCTCCTATCAAAGATGTCTGCATGATGGATCGCGTTCACATTAAGAACAGTCTGTTCGATTTCACGAAAGGTGATCGGGCTATATGCTCTCTTCGTTCTATTGAAGAGATCTTGATTGAAGACTCCTGCTTTATTGCTAGAGACTCTTCTTATAACAAGATCAGCATTGACAAGGACTACGGAGCTATGGGTAACACAAAGACCAAGCGTATAGTTGTTCGCAACTGTGTCGCTGAGGACATTAATGTTCAGGTCTTCCTAGCAGCAGACTCCGAGGGCAAGCAAGTATTTAAGAATGTTCCTATGCATTGTCCTGGTGAAGAGATTGTGATCGACGGGGTAACTGGTGAGATTATTAGCCGAACTACCTTATCTTGAGAAGAAAAACTTTAAGTAGAAAACAATACAGAAACAAGGATGGTAGGTTTTTCGAGAAGCAAGAAGACTTTAAAAAGAAACTTACCTACTTAACTATACTAGATAATAAGAGAAAGTTCGGAAAGAGCTTTAAAAATCAAAATCGTAACGATAGGATTAAGTGATATGGATAGAAAAAGATATTTTGCTGGCAAAATTAAGCAGGGCACGCCAAAATTCAAAAGATGCGTGAGATTATACGGGCCGCTTCCAGAAAAAACAGTAGAGACCCCCGTTGAGGAGGTGGTTGAAGCCGTCGAAGAGGTTATCGAGGCTGTTGAAGAAGTTGAAAAGCCTAAAAAAGCTAAGAAGACAATAAGAAAAACAGTAAAAAAGAAAACTGAAGAGTGACTCTGTAGATTTACTCTTTTATTTGGAGAGGCAACTCAGTTTTTGAGATAAATGCCTCTCTATTTTTGTGCCAAGAGTCTCTACCGGCCAATTCACCTAAAGAGTGATGAATAATTTTGACATCTATAGCTTTATTGGTGAACCCTTCTAGGAATGCCTTCGTTGTGTAGTGAATATCATAGAAATCCCACTTACCTTCAAAGTATTCTGGCTTATCTAAGCCTATTTGGGAGATAGTCCTGGCTCTAGCGGATAAGAATAGGCCGTCAAGGGCTACAACGGGTCCTGGAAAGCCGTAAAGAGTGTCTACGGGGCCTTTTGTGTCTGGGTGTACATGAAATACTCTACCTCTATGCTTTCCTTCTCTCCATTTAGTGTGGTCCCACCACACAGCGTCTTTTCCTAAATAGGTAGTTCCTGCTGGACCAACAAAACCTACATCCGTGGGCTCCGTTTCTTCTTTAAGTTTATCTAAAAAGTCTTCTTTTGGCTCATGGATTTCAATATCATCATGACAGAAGATAAATAAATCTTCAGGAGAAGGTTTTGCTTTTTTAAAAGCAGTAGCGTAAGCGGAAAAAATAGATCCTTGATTACACAGCAGTAATACTTTTATACCTAAGGATGTAAAATAACCTAGTAACGAATGAGCTACCGGAGAAATATCTTCTCTTGATCTAGTACATATAACAGCGTAAGTATTCATATACTATAATATAATATATAAAAGGATTTTTCATGGAAAACGAAGGATTATTACAAGAATTTAAGAAGTGTGCGGACGACCCGATATATTTTATATCAAATTACATTAAAGTAACGCACCCAGTACGGGGTTTAGTACCTTTCAAGCTTTATCCTTTTCAAGAAAGGATTCTAGGAGATCTTAAAGATCATAGATTCAACATTTTGCGTAAGTTTCGTCAGGCGGGATGTACTACTATTGCCGCAGGTTGGTCCTTGTGGACTATCATATTCCAGAAGCATAAGTCTGTAGTTATTCTTTCCAAAGGTGATGCTGAGTCTACTGAGGTACTGGACAGAATCAAGCTAATGTATGACGAGCTTCCAGACTTTCTGAAGCCGGGAATTATCGAGGACAACAAACACACGCTCAAGCTTCAAACAAACTCTGTAATTAAATCGAGACCTTCTGGTAAGCAGTCGGGTCGATCACTTGCTGGATCCCTACTAATTATTGATGAGGCTGCATTCATTGAAAATATTGATTCTATTTGGGCTGCTGTTTATCCGATCATTTCTACAGGTGGTCGTGCTTTCGTGCTTTCTACTGTCAACGGTATCGGTAACTGGTATCATGAGGTCTATCAGAAAGCTTTGGATGGGGAAAACTCGTTCCACCCCATAGACATTCGATGGCAAGAACATCCAGAGTATAACTTCACTCCTGGCTTTGAGCACCTATACGAAAAGATGGCCGAGGCTGAGTTGGATATCCACAAGTGGGAAGAAACTACAAAAGCCAACATGCCCACGAAGCAATGGCTACAAGAGTATGAGTGTAGCTTTTTAGGGACTGGTGACACCTATATTGAAGGAGAAATCCTAAAAGATGTGGCTCAACAAACCAGTGAGGAGTATTTTACCAAGTACAACAACCGAATGCGCGTGTGGCAGGACCCACAACCTCACTATAGCTACCTAATTGCCTGTGATACCTCTCTGGGTAGGGACAGGGATTACTCAGCATTTCACATAATAAACATGTATAATGGTCAGCAGGTTGCCGAGTTCTACTCTAATAGGACAGCAATAAATGACTTTGCTCAAATATTAGCTAACGAAGGTATGCTATATAATACAGCCCACGTTATTTGTGAGCGAAACACGATTGGAAACAACTTGATTGACTGGCTTTACAATATCTATGAGTATGAAAACTTATGGGCAGATGAGAAAGGAGAGATAGGGTTTCAAATCACAGCAAAAAATAGAGAGAGTATCCTAGCAGAGTTGGAAGAGGCGGTCAGAACTGATCTAATCAAAATCAACTCTACGCGGACCTGCGACGAGCTTTTTACCTTTGTCATTGGTGAGAACGGTAAAGTTCAAGCAGAAAAAGGATATCATGATGATCTTGTCATGAGTCTTGCGCTATCTATTCATGCTTATAAAAACTTGCTGGATACTACACCTATGGAGTTGATGGGAAGCAGACCTTTACCTGGGGATGCTCCTTTACCGATAACAAACTCCTACACGGCTAGTATTAAAACATCAGACGGAATCCTGACTAAGGAAGATTATAGATGGTTGATAAAATAGAAGAAGAAAATGATGAACTACTAAACGAGTCAGGGTATACCAATTTTGGTGGCTCTGCGGGTAGGTCAGGTACTTACTACACTCCAACAGGCCCTATAGGCAGGTTTTTCGCTAAGTTCTTTGCTACGAAAGCGCAGCCAGCAGTTGTAAAAGCCTTAGATCAAGGGCAAGTTACGCCTCTCGCTGGAGACACTATTAAATCTACTGGAGTCCTAAAGGATACTCCAGGTAGGGAAAGCCCAGCCATTGGTGGCATCTCAAGAAACGCTATTATACCCCAAAACGAACTTAATCGAAAGAAGAGGTATAGAGAGTACGAAGAGATGGACGAATATCCTGAGATTGGTGCTGCTTTCGATATTTATGCAGACGATACAACGCAAAGAGGTAACAGGGGCGAGCGTTGGAACGTAGACTCCGAAAGTAGTATGGTGGTGGATGAGGTTGAAAGTTTCTTCCAGGATATTAAATTAGACAAGATTCTTTGGGACATATCTCGTAACACGGTCAAATACGGAGACTGCTTCATTGAAATGATTCTTAATTTAGAAAAGCCTGAAGAAGGAATCAAGAAGCTAAAGGTTCTCAACCCTAATTACTTGCTGCGTGTAGAGAATGAGTTCGGATATCTAAAGAAGTTCCTGCAAGAAGTTCCTTCTGATGATGTTATGGACGTTATGTACAACGGGACAGGAAACCAAAGACCAATAAAGTACATCGAGCTAGACAAGCATCAGATAGTTCACTTCCGTCTTCACACCTCG